GGCTATCCTGCCCTGAAATTTTTTCATTCATTCTGCTAGACATCTTGAATGCGAATTTTCATATTCGCCAAGTTCTCTTAGTAGATAATCTCCTATTCTCTTTGTAGCTATTATTTGCAGTTGTATAAGCAGGGGTAATTTCACTCAAATACACCGCTGTTGCTAAAGTATCAAGGCAATCGTTCTTTCTATGCGGTTTTTGCGGATTAAAGCTCCCCATTTGCTTTTTTAGTTTATCTACCCCACTTGCTGTGCTTAAATACCTCAAATGCCCCGTATTCAAATAAGGCTTAATCGCACTTATTTTTTGCATTTTAGAAATATTTTTGATAGTTGGATAGGTTTTAATTTCATTAATGATGATATTTTTCCCTTGTGTTTTTAGTTTAAGATTAGTTTCTAGTATCTTTTTAGCCAAAATTCTAGCAACAATCAATCCTCCCCCTGTCCCTTCAATATAAGCTGGGGCATTAGGATATTTTAGCATTACTTCTATGATTTTCTCACACAATACTTCCTCATCAAATACCCCTGCATAGCAATCTTTGAGAATATATCTAGGGAGATTTTTCCACATATCCACTCCCACAGCAGTGATAGCTCTATCATCTGCCTTTGCACTTAGAGATTCTGCGGTATCTACTAAGATATAATCTCTGCATTCTCCCATTTCATAGCTAGGCAAACTTGTAAAATTATCGACCTCAAAAAATCCTGTTTCACTTGCTTGTGGTTCTTGCTGCATTTGTGTGCTAAAATCATCTTCCCCCATTTCATTCTTTAGATTTTCTAATTCCTCCAAATTATGTCGCCCCATAAAAAGAGGTTCTCCTGCCTCCCTTTGGTAACAAAAATTCCCTATTTTATAAGTCTCTTTTTCTTTGTTTAGGGCTTGAAGTTTTATGATTTTCCATTGATTGATTGTTTCTTGTGGCACATTTCTAGGATTTAGCAAAAATCCGCATAAATCCTCATCTCCAAGCCTTTGCATAAGAATAATAATACTTGATTGATTATCTTTTAACCTTGATAACACGCTTCCTGTGAAGTTGTTATTTACCATATCTCTTGCACTCTTTGAGTTCATCTCACTCACTTTGATAGGATCATCAATCAAAATACAATGAGCGTGAAAACCTGTAATAGCACTCTTTAGGGTAGTAAAAAAACAACCTCCCCCTTCTTTTAAAATAAACTCTTGATTATTATCTTGTAAGAAAGTGGCTTTCTTCTTAAAAACACTCTCCCAAAAAGGGCTTTTGATTAAATCCCTTACTTCATTACTTATTCGTTTGCACAAATCATCGCTATAAGAAACATACATAAACTTCCTACTTCTATCAAGCCCCAAAGCATAGGGTATAAAAGCCCTAGCTAGTGTTTCTGTTTTGCCATAACTTGGGGGCATATTTAGCATTATCCGCCTAAGTAGTGGCTCATTGTTTTCCTCACAATATTTAGGAATAGTATGGATTAGAATATTTGTTAAATATTCAAAATGCCAATTATGCAAAAAATCCTTTTTATCATACCTCTGCCATTTGAGATACAAAAATGTTTTAAAATCCCTTCTTGCCTTTTCTCTTAATGCCAATTCCATTTGTGCTTTTTTGTCCATTTTACTTATCCCTCCAATGAATTGATCATTATTTTTCTTTGAGTTAATAGCACAATAGCTTCCATATCCCCCTTAGAATTTGCCTTTTTGATTTCATAATTAAGATAGCTAGTAACTAATGCTTTAATACTTTCTTTCATCTTTGCATAAGGTATCCTTTCTATTTCTTCTTTTAAAAGAATCTCAATGACTTCCTTACTTTGCACTCCTTTGATAATATCCAAAAACACCCCTTTAAGACTTCCAAACTCATCACCTTCTAGGTAATTTACACACAATTCCATAATATCTTTATCTTCTAAGATACTTTTTAAAATCATCAAAGGTAGTTTTTGCCCTTGTGTTTGAGTGTTGATTTTATCTTGAAGGAAATATTCTTTAGGGATATTCAAAGCCTCACAGGCTTGTTTGATTAACTCCTCTTTTGCAAAATACTCATTTTTACTCAGTATTTTTTCTTTGAGAGATTTTAGAAATTCATCTTTTGCTTTTGGGGTTTTGGCTTCTTTGAAATAATATCTCACATAGTATTTAAACCCGCTCACCTCTTTTAAATTAAGCTCTTGCCCCCTTTCTAAAACCTCCCCTATATCTTTAGCCTCATTTTTCAAAATGGCAATTTTGCTACCATAAAATCCATTTTTAAAAAGTATCTCATAAGCTCTAATATTTGCCAAAATTCCTGCCTTGTCATTATCAAAGCACAAAACAAACTCTATTTCATTTTTAAGCTTATTGAAACTTGCTACACTTTCATTACTAAATGCAGTGCCACAAGTTGCTACTGCATTTTTAAAGCCCATTTTGCTAAGAGCCACCACATCTAAAAACCCCTCACATACATAAACTTTGTTTGACTTTTGAATTTCTGTTTTTGCGTTGCTTAGATTATAGAGAATATGCCTTTTAGCAAATATCTTAGATTCTTTTGAATTAATATATTTAGCATTATTTTTGAAATTATAATAAGGCTGCACCCTTCCAGAAAAACCCACAATCTTATGGGCATAATCCCTTAGTGCAAAAGTAATTCTATGGTGCAGGGCAAACACATTATTGCTAAATAAAACTCCAAGTTCTTTTAAAATCTCTATTTCTTCTAATGTGAAATAATTTTGCGGCAATGAAGGTGGAGCATAACCTATGCTATATTTTTCAAAATCTTCTTCATTTAAACCCCTATTTTTTAGATAATTTACCACCTTTGCTTCCCCCATTAGAGATTCCAAAAATAACTTATGGCATTTTTCTAAGGCTTCCAAATACAAAAATCTCTCTTTACCTCTACTATCTTGCATTATTGCTACATTAGAGAGGTTAGCCACTTCTATCACAGATTCTTCAAAACTTAGCTTCTTGTATTCTTGCAAAAATTTAAAAACATCTCCACTCACCCCACAACCAAAACAATGATAAATTTGTTTTTTGGGACTGACCACAAAACTACCACTTTTTTCAGTATGAAAAGGGCAACTAGCAATATAATTTACTCCTGCTTTTTTAAGCGGTATGAAATTCCCTATAACTTCTATAATATCTGCTCTTTCTTTGATTTGTGATACATTGCTAATCATTTTTATCCTTTATACATTTGGCATTTCATAAATAATTTCCAATTCTTTTTCTTGTGGTTCATAAAATCTAAGCTCTTTTGTGCAAAAGAGAATCTCGCTTTTATAATGCTTCCCTGTCTGCTTGTTTTTCTTAACCACTATTGTTCGTTCTTCTTCTTTGTTTTTATCCCTTTTAAGTCGCACGATAATACTTGCTTCGTGTGCCCCCTTTTTGCTTCCAAGCGGAGTATCTTCATCACTTTTTGAAGTTTGAATAATAAACAAAATAAAAATATTTAGATGATGACAAAGTCTAGCCAAAATGCTAAATTTCAAACTCTCTTCCTCCTCTCCAGCTCTAGCTTGTGGAGTGGTAAGTCGCATTTGAGAATCAATCAAAAAGAATTTCACGCCTTTTTGCTTATAAAGCTCTTTGATATTATTTGCCACTTCATTAATATCAAATCCCTCATCAATAATGAAGAAGTTCTCTGCATTTAAACTACTGCTCCTCTCATCTCTTCGCTTCAAATAGTGTTCGATAGGAAACTCAAAGCTAAAAAAACACACTCGTGTAATTTTGCTTAAATTTTCTAGTATTTGTAATCCAAGCATTGTTTTACCACTATCAGGATCACCCGATATAAGCATTAATTGCCCAAGCTCAAATCCCCCCTCAAAGCAATTATCTATAAATGGAATATTTGTTTTATAAATTTTGCTTTGGGGCTTTGTGCGGTAATATTCACTCCATTTCACGAGATTTTTAAACCCATCTTTTTGCACTTCTAATTCTTTTTTTAGATATTCAATATCCAAAATCACATTTTCATCGCTTGCTTTTATGAGATTATTAGCAATCACCCTTTGCATTCTAAGCACATATTTTTTGTTAAAAATATCCACAAAGCTAAGATAGTTTGGATTTGCCTCACACAATACAAAAGCCCCAAAATACTCGCTTCTTTTGAAATTTTCACTCAAATTTGCCGCCAAAGCATTGAAGTTAAGAGTGTTTTTTTCTTTTAGAGCTATAATCAAATTCAAAATTTCTAGCCCATTTTTAGAAAAAGTCGTCATCTTAACCTTGCTTAAAAACTCCTCAATATCTTTTGGATAATGTAACATACTAAACAATACTTCTCTTTCAATTTCCATCTCACACCCCTATAAATAACTATAAAAAAACAAGTTTTCATACCTATATTTATCAATGGCAGTTTGCAAACTCAAATTCAAAAAGTGATTTTTGCTCATTTTGATTTTCTTTGTTTGTTGATTCAATTTTTTTAAGGTGTTTTTTCTCAAAAGGAACTTTTTTCTTTTTTTTATACACATTTTTACTCCTTTCCCAATTTTTATTGAATGTGTATTCCAAAGCTCTAAGCACAATAACGCTTCTACTTTGGGAATCAAATTCTGCGATGAAATTAATTTTTTCTAACATCTCCTCTCCCAAATAAAAGCTAGGGGAATGTATTTTGATTCTTGTTTTTCGTTTATAGTGCATCATAGCTCCTTGCCCATTTAGGTAGCTTTTTGTTTATCTCTACAAGCATTCTAGCCTTAATCTCTGATAGCTCTGCAACTCTAGTGCCTTTGTAATCTCTGATTTTTGTTCTTTTGGCTTTTTCTTGCAAATCCTCTCTTAAAACCACCCAAAAATAATATAAAAAATCGGAAATATCATATTTCCTTTTTGATTTGTAGCGGTTATCTCTATCCACAAAAAGATTCTCCAAAACATTCTTATAAATGGGAGCTTCCAAAGCAAATAACTCTTTTAATTGAGCTATTGTAAAATCTGTCCAGTAGCCATTTTGATTTTCTATTACTTCTAAAAACATCTCATTAAGCTCCATTTTAACTCTCCCAAATCTCCATTATTCGTTCTCTTGAGATTCTTGCATTTTGTGCATTTGTTTTAAAGCTTTCTTTTGGTGGGAATAGCCCCCTATATCCATTATTTAAGCTATAATTGATGCTTTGTATCAAATTCCCAGCCTTCTTTGCTCTCAAAAGTTCATCTAAAATCCTCTTTTGACTCACTTTAAACCTCCTTTTGTGTGCCACCCATTCACTCACAAGAGGTATTTCCTCATCATTAAAATACTCCTCTAAATTTTCTAATTTTTTTTGGTATTTAAAATCCTTCTGCTCTTTTAAAGAAGGGATATTTAAGGCAAACAACTTTTTAATATCAAAATACTCGCCTAAATAATATTTTTTAGTATTTGTAGATTCAATATTTGTATTATTATTATAGGGAGTCTCATTTTTGACCCTGTCATTTTTGAGCTTCTCATTTTTGAGCTTCTCATTTTTGGAATGAATTAAAACCTCATTTGTTTTAGCTTTTGAAATATCTTCTACTTTTTCTACTTCTTCCACTTCTGCTTGATTGTTAATAAAATATTGTTGATGGTTAGTGAGTTTGTTTTGAACTACTTCTCTTTGTCTTTGCAGGATATTTTTATCAATTAATTCTTTTTTTCTCCTTTTTAAAGTAGCCAAAGAGATTTTAAGCGTTTTGGCAATTTGTTCCCAATTGATTTCCCAATCATTAGGTAAGCTCATAAGATGAAAGAGTAGCCTAAATGCTCCATCACTTAGATCATAATCAGTATGGAATGCGTTTTTAATGAGTGTGAATTTGCTTTGTGGTGCTTCTTTATTTAGTGTAATCATTAATAATCTCCTTCATAAATAATTTGTGGTTGTAAGTTTGGGGATTGTTTTTTTGTTGGCATTAGTTTAAAAGTTTCTACAAAAACTTTTATTTTTGATTTCAAAGAGTTATTTTTATCTCTATATTGATTTTGAGTAAGCTTACCGCTAATGATAATGCTATCTCCTTTTTTACAATATTGAGAGATAAGCTCTACGCTTTTGCCAAATGCGACACATTCAAAGAAATGGACTTTTTCTATTTTAGTTTTAGAACTATCAGTATAGGTTTCATTCAAGGCAAGACTAAAATTTCCCACAATTTTATCCTCGATATATCTAATCTCAATATCTTTGGACATTCTCCCACTTAAAACTACATTATTAATTTCAGCCATTAAAACTCCTTTATTTTTTCCAAATATTCATAACAAGCCAAAGCCTTATCCCCCAACCTTTCTTTCAATAATGGCAGGGATTTATGTAGCTTATTTGCCTTAAATTCTTTGCAACCAAGAAAGAATCTATCTTTATTCCAAATAGCAGGCAACTCATCAATAAAAACCCCCTTAATCTCAATTCCATTTGGGACAACAAAATTAAGCTTTGCATTATCAAAAATAGCATTGCTCAAATTCGCCCCCACAAAAACACAATATTTCAGATCAGCTCCGCTAAAATCCACACCACTTAAATCACAATAACTAAAATTACAATGATTGAGGCAGGAATTTTTAAAGCTTGTAGAATTAAAATTGCCACCACTAAAATCACAATGCAAAAAATCACTTTCTTCAAAACTCAAAAAAGCCAAATCCAAACCCCTTAAACTTTCATTGTTTAGAGCTAAATTATCAAGTTTTATTCCTTGTGCCTTTGCCATTTTCAAGTTTTCATACAAACTTTTAGAATAATCCCCATAGAGATTTTGCCCATTTTTGCTAATTAGATTCATTCTAATACCCTTTCTTTTTCTTCTATTTCCTCTATTTTTTTGTTTTCACTTATATTTATCTCTTTAATAGGGGGATTAAAAGCTTCTTCCAAAAATACTGCTCTTTGCTTCTTTTGGTTTTTCATATATTTGGTATATACAGCATAAGTGATTGCTAGATTCTTATGCCCAAGCTGACTACTGACCCACAAAGGCTCTTCCCCAGCATTTAACATAATAGATGCAAAAGTATGCCTTGTTATATAAAGCTTTCTATGCTCAAACCCTGCTTCTTTTAAAAGTTTTGCCCAAAGAAGCCTTATTTTAAATCCCAAGTTGTTTAAATCGCCAACAAAGATAAATTTTCCTTGCTTTTGTGCTTCCATTTCTTCTAATGTTTGCTTTAAAAGTGGCAACACATCTACTTCCCTTTTAGAACTTTTTGTTTTGGGAGTTCCTATTTCCCCTTTTAAGCCTATTGTCCCCTCTACTTTTATAATAGAATTTTTCAAATCGATATTTTCCCATTTTAGAGCAAGTATTTCCCCTACTCGCATTCCTGTGAAAAATGCTATTTTTAGGTAATTACTAAAAAATTTAGGGTATTTTTCTGCTAGAGTGAGTAAATACCTCATTTCTTCCAAACAAAAAGGCTTATTTTCTCTAACTTCAAGGTTATTTATTTTTTTATGAAATACAACATTTTTTACAATTTTTTCCTCTCTGATGGCAAAATCAAGAACTTCTTTTAGACAAGAAACAATAGATTGAATGGTTGTTTTAGATAATTGCTGCTTTAAGAGAAATCCATAAAAATTCTCAATATCCTCATAATTGATTTTACTTATCTCTTTATGCCCCAAAAAGTCATTAATTTTTTGGAATAAATACATATAAAATTTAATGCTTCTAGGCTTTAAAGTCATTTTTTTTCTTTCTAGTATTTTGTTAATAAAATCCTCCAAATTTTCTTTTGCTTTAGGTTTAACTTCCTGTTTTGGTGTTAAATGATCTTTGATTAGCTTTTCATATTCTCTTAGCACATACTCTCTATTTTCCTTTGTATCCTTTAGCTTTGTGCTAAACCTCAATCTTTTTCCTTCATAGGTGGTTTGTATATGCAATCTCCCACCACGATTAATAATATTCTTTTTCATTTAGCCTCCTTAATATCTACGCTATTTTTCAAGATTAATTCGATATACCCTTGTATATCCAAAAGGCTATCTTTGTGTAAGCCTCCATTTATGATTCTAGCTAGTTTCATAGTCACCATTATTAATGCAGTTTTGGCGTTATAGTCTAGATCATTCCACGCATCACCTTTTTGTATTATTTCAACCATTCTCCAAAAATCGCCTGATACTGCATTAAAATCCCCATAGCTCTCGCCCCTTTGTTCCAAAATCTCTTTAACTTCATTATTCACTTTAAACCTCCTTAATATATTCCCAAAAAATAAGGTTCATTGATAATCACAACTTCATCAAAACTATTTTTTAAGTTAGTATTAGTATTATTAACCACTTCTAAGTGTAGATTAATATAATAGTTTTCATCAGTAAAAGCAGCAACTAATAAATCCCCTCTCATTTCCTTAACCTTTTCTAATTCTTTAATTAACTCACTAATTCTCATTTTTAACCCCCTTTTATCCTATCCCTAAAAAGCATTTACCATAATTGATTCTAACTTCAGAATCTTCGTCTTCAAATAATGGACGATTATCAAACTCCCCAATTATTAAATCCAAGTAAAACGCTCCATTAAACCCTAAATCAGTCCTATAAACACCTACTTCTAAATTTTCATCAAACTCTTTTAATTTTTCAATTAAGTCTTTTACTTTCATTAATAATATCCCTCCACATAAAGTAATTTACAATTTGATTTGTCTAGCTCTCTTATTAAGCCAGTGAGTATTGTCTTAAGATCTTCATTATCTGTTATCTGTATAAGCTCTTCTAATTGATGCCTCTGTAGTAAGTATTTACCACCTGTAGAGTAACCAAAATAGTGGTGCATTAGATTATGAAATACACCATTTAAGTGAAATACTGAGTCCTCATCTTTTAGTTTTAGATTGCTCTTCTTGAATGTCTTAAAAGCTTTTTTGTCTTTAAACACCCAAGCTTCACCTGAAAATCCCATCTAATATCCTTTATTATTTTTTATCCTCTTTTTCAAATAAAACTCCGATAATAGTTTCAACATCGTTATTCTTTATCAACACCACATTTTTAATTTCTGCATTATGTTTTTCTTGATATTCTTTTATGTCCTCTTCTAATCTATAAGAGGCATAATCACTTTCAAAAATTTTAAATTCTGTTTTCATTTTCACTCCTTATTTAAAACTTCTCTCATAATGTTTAAATC